CAGCAGCAATGTTCGTGGGGTTGGCGAGTGTTCTGTTGCCCCCGATGGTCAGCGAGTAAAAGTTCGACGCCGAAAAATCTGGGGTTACAGTCGCCCCATCCGTAAGCGCCGTCACACTGCCACGTTGCGCTGCGGTAAACGTCTGCAGCACGTTACGCCCCGCCACAGTCAGCGTTTCATCAGGCAGCGTGATCGTGCGGTCAGCCGTGGGGTCCGTGACTGCCAGCGTGGTCTCAAAGGCGTTGGCGGTGCTGCCTTCAAATGTCAGGCTGCCAGCGGTGCCGATCTCAAGGTTGCCGGTAACCGTGCCACCCGCTAAGGCGAGGTATGTGCTGGCTGCAGTGGCATTGCTCAGCAAACCTAAATTTGCAGCAGTGACATCACCGATAGTGATCCAAGCCGAGTTGGCTGAGTTTCGGAGCTTCAGCAATGCTGGGCTGACGCCACTATCAACCCACCATTGGTAGGCGTACATGGTCGTCGGCTCTGTTGAACCGCTGTTCTGGCTGACGATTGCCGCCAGGATGCTGTTCAGCTCAGCACGGAAATTTGCGCCGCTCTGATTGGCTAGTACGTAGTCAGTCGCTTGAGCCATTAGATGATCTGCCTGCCGTGACCCACGGCCTGGTAGTCGAAGGTCTTACTCACCATGCTACCTCCACTGTTCTTAAAGGTCACGGCAAAACCTGTGCGGGTGGCGTTGCTTATCGTAAAGAAGTCGCCCGTTGCCATATTTTGCGCCGTGATGCCGATGCTAGGCGTTGCATAAAACGGTGCTGGGTACGTCACCGTGAAAGCGGCTGCACCACTGCTGAGGTTACGTTGCGTTTCAATACGCCGCTGGAATCGTGTCAACACGCCTAGCTCCTCAACAACAATATTTTGCGCCGGATTTGTGCTTGTAGCTTCTAACTTGAATTGAAACGCCCGACCGCGAGTTGTGCCATTCACGAACGGCTGCCATGCAGTAAATACTCCACCAAGATCATCAACATTAGCAATCACATCAAAACTAGCAATACTATCAATGAGACCAACTGGGCTGTCGTTTGTAGAGCGAACGTACAGTGCAGCGTTTACTGCACTCAAGTCATCACCATCGATATCATTCCACGTGTCAAGTTGTTCAGTTTGTTCATCAACAAAACTGCCCGGCTCTATTGCTCGTGTCTTAAGAATCAGTTGCAAATCAATGTCATATACATCTAAAAGATCGAGTGTGTTAAGAAATTGATATGTTCCAATCGTAGAGATATTGCCGTAAAAGTCAATACTGCTAATGCTATCAAAGCTAGGAATTTCGTCAACCACCCCGGTCGCAGTTAAGGTCAGCCCACTCTCGTCTGTGCTGTAAAACATATTGGTAAGGCTGCCTTGGAATGGCGGTGAGTCGTCTTCCTCGCGGTATTCCTGAATCAGCAGCGCATCTTGCGGCGCTGGTAAATCCACCACCACGGCGGCTACGCCAGCCGATTCATTGTTGCTGGAGTCCACCGCACGGATCAGGTAAGTGCCTTCCAGCAGTGGAACAATTTTGCGGGTGCTACTACCTGCAACCGCAGGAACAATATCAATCGCTCGACCCCATGTAGCATTAGCACCAATCTCTGCAGTGTAACGTATTCGGATTTGACCACCGATACGCACATCTAGATCGGTTGCTTGCGGCCAGTACAGCTCAGCGGTGCGCTCATCAATCGGCGCAATAAACAGATCCGGGATGGTCACGGGCGGCGCTGTCTTGCCCAGTGCATCAAATGTTGCGGTGGTCGTACCAGAGCGTTTGACGTTTGTGTTCAGGACGGAATATTCAGCCTGCAGTTCAAAGCTGTAACGCCCCACCTCGCTGTTAAGGATTTCATAGTCGGGCGACTTGGTAAAGATCGTTGTCCAGTTGCTGTTTTCAAAGCGGTAGCGGAACACAAATTGCGTGATGTTTTGCTGTGGCGCCCAGCTCACCAGCACCTTGGAGAGCACCTGACCGTTTGATTCGTACAGCAACTCGGACGCAATCAAACCTGTTGGCGTGGCTGGCGGTTCGTTTAGGTCGGTGATGTCCCGTGGTGCCAGCGGGGTGTCGCGTTCGATGTAGTCGTATTTGGTAAAGTCGTATTTGATGCCCGTGATGACGTACTGATCGCCGTCTTGCTCCTGCACCGAAATGACGCGGAACAGTTGCGAAGAAAGTGTTGTTACGCCAATAACCCACGGCGCACCAGCAGTCGGGATGGCGTTCAGCGCAGTCGGCAGCGTCACCAAGTTGCCGTTGATCGTGGCGTTTTCGATGCCTTGGTACGTGCTATCGGGCAGCATCACATTGAAACGGAAGCTGCTGGGCACAATGTCGGTGAACAACTGATCTGCCGAGCGATCTAGCGTGATGCTCTTGGCGCTTGCGGCACTGCTAACACGCCCACCACGCACACGACCTGCACGCACCGGATCCATCACCTGAATCACAGTTCCAGGGCGGACGTACTGACCGGCGGCAATACCCGTGGTGAATGTGACCACTTCGGTGGTGTTGGCTTCTTCGTACAGCATCCAGCGACCGACGCGCCGAGCTTGACCGCGACTGGTGCAGGCAAATGCCTCGATCTCAGTTTTGACCATCCCGTACTTATCAATTAGTACTGGATCTTCCACCACCTCATAGGCGTGGTCGCGGGCATCCATGTCGAAATACTTGACGCCAACAACGGTGTGGCGTGTTTTCAGGCTGCTGCCGCTGTAACTAAAACCTTCCTCCGTGACATTGGATTGGTTGAAGATGTAGCCGGGATCTGTGGGGCGATCTTGCGAAAACTCGACCATGCCCACGCTCCAGTACGGCATCGCACGGAACACTGAACACAGATCGTTGATGAGCTTGTACGCCTCCTCCTGCGTCTGGATATTGACGTTGCAGGCAAAGCGCGGCTCATTTCCGCCAGCTCCATCAGGCACCAGCGTGTTCGCGTAAGCCGAGGCGGCATAAAAGCTGCTGGTGTCTAGCTGGGTCTCCGTGACTTGCGTGCCGAATCCGTAGCGGCTATTTGTCAGCAGGTCGTAGAGGATCCATACCGGGCAGGTTGTCCATTTTTTAGTGGCGCTAAACGTGCCATCCCAGACGCCGGTATAAACCAAGAAGCCTTTGGCGGAATCAACTGTGGCATTGCTTGGTATTTTTACCTTTATGCCACGGATGCGATAGGTACGGGCGGGGATGTTACTGAACTGTTCTGAGTTGAACTCCAGACCAACAAGTGCGCTGTGCGGATAGACCGTTTTGGATTTAATGATTTTGGTAAAAGACGCCCAGAACAGGTTGGCGACCACCGTGTTTGACCCAACTAAACCGCTGTCCCATTCGCCATTTTTGGTGACGCGGATATTGATGGGACGGGCAGCATTTAGGATGTCAATCAAATAATCGCGTTGGTATAGGTTTGTGGTGTGACCCGCAACTTCATCCTTTTCGACAATCGTTTCGTAGGCGTTACTGGTGCCAACTTGAACCTCGATCTTGATAAATAATCTGGTGCCTTTTTCGCCTTCGCGTGGGTTAATCGATGACAAGCCGGGAATCGACATGGTGACCCGCACTTGGTCAATATTGGTGTCGGTAATGGTGCGGACTACGGGGATTGGTGTTTCTGCGGGATAGACCCAGCCGACACACTGCGCGTTGACGCTGACTTCAGTCTCGGTGTCATTGCTGAGTTCCTTCAGGTAGGTTTGCGTATTAGCGCCATTGCCGTCAACAGTGCCGTATCTAGGCGAGACGCTAACGCCTTTGAAGTTCATGTCTGGCCCTTGATAATCAGTGGCTGGACTTGCCGCAGGATTAACGAGTGGGGTGTTATCAAGGAAGATGTCTTTCAGTAGTGCGCGGTTGTATTCAGTTGTGCCACGGGTATACGCACGGGCAGACGGGAAGCCTTCAATTTCGCCTTCGCACAGCAGGTCAACAATCCTTGAAATTTGCTTGGATTGCAGGTTGTTATTTGGCGTCTGACCGACACCTGTGTCGCCTGTGTTTAGTGCTGCGCGGATGCCCATTTTTATCTCGTGGTTACATCAACGCCAGCAGATACGACGATACTGCCGACCAGCACTTCGCCATAAATAATCGGCACTGGTACGCCTTGCCTTGCCACGTTTTGAATACCACTGAAGCTGTATGACTTGCGCGGGTCAAAATCAGAATCGGTGCCGGTAGCAAGTTGCGTTGTTGGCGTCAACAACTGTGAGACACCAGTCAATGCAAGACTTATACCAATACCAGCAACAAACGGAACGGCTTTGGCACCGAGTGTGAATAATCCGCCAGCCAGGAAACCTGCTGGAGCAAACAAAATAGACGCTGCGATCAATCCAATTCCTGCTAACACCTGCCCAACACCTTGACCGGCGCCACTAATCACAGGCACAATCCGAATAGCCTCGTTGCTTGACGTGGGATAATGGATGTATTCCGGGTGGTCGCCAATCGGTAGTTGCAGACGCCCCACGCTGATCTTGTAGTCGTGCTCAGCCATGTGAGCTTGCAGACGCGGGAAATTAGCCAGCAGCAAACGCACAGCCTCGGCTGGTGTCTTAACCGCAAACTTGAAGCTGCGCTGACCCAGGAATTTCGCCAGTGGACCGTAGACCTTGACTATCCGCATCACTGGCACCTGCTGCGGTGGCGTAGGACGCGCTGCGTCTTTGTTTGATAGTAGCGGCCATATACGTCGCGGGAACTCAGCCGACCGATTGCGTGATGCAGCAGCATCTGATCGCCGACGTAGACGCCGACGTGGTTCGGTTTGGCTGAATCGACCGCCATCAGCAACGCATCGCCCACTTCCATTGTAAGAAACTCCACCTCCTGAAATCCAGCGTCCGCCCAGCAATCTTCAAACATCGGGCTGGCGTTAAACGCCGTCAGATCCTTGGGTCGATTCCAGTCCGGTAGCCTCAGCGCCCAGGTCTCGGCGTACCAATCACGCACCAGCGTCCAGCAATCTGCAGCGCCCCACACCCATTGCCGCCCCAGCAGTGGTGCCTTGTAGCCGCATGGTTGGCAGCCGCTCCATTCGCCGGTGACCGGATTAACGATGTGCCACGGCAAGCCGGACTTTTCGCACGCCTGGCGGTCAGCGTCACTGGGCTGGGCTGGTGTATGCGGGTGGCTGTGGACGATGGCAAGGATCTCGCCAGTGTCTTCCGCGTCGGCATAGTCATCCGGGTCAAGGATGAAAAAATCCTGCGGGTCACGCGCTAGGTTGCGGCATGACTTGTACAACTCCACGCCATCAACCACCATCAACAGACCGCAGGCTTCACGTGGAGCCTCTTGCTTAGCGTGCAAAATGGCGTCATCATGCCAGCTCATCAGTAGAAACCACCCAGACCGGGGAAGCCGCCAAACGGTAGTTCTGCTGTATTGCCGAAACGTGCCTTGCAGCTAGTCAGGCGTTTGCCGCATACGTCATCGGCTGGATCAACGGTACCAGTCGCCACGCGGGGTTCAAGGGTGTTCACATAATTGGATGCCCACAACGCCACGCCGCCACTGGTGCGATAAACCAAGTTGCCGTCATCCTGCATCGTCAGGACATTATTGGTGTAGCCACTGCCCGTGCGGACGCTGTAGACCGCTGCCACAGAGCTAAAGGTGCCTTGCGTGCCAGGTGTGACAACTGGATCACCGAAACGCCACGGGTTGCCGCTGGTTACTGTCACTTCTGCGTTGAAGTATTCGCCAACGCGCCACAAGCCGGTTGATGTGGTGATCGTGCCCTTTGCCATCGGCTTGAGGTTTGGATCGTTGTAGTCGTTGTCAATTACTGGGGCGCCTTGCGTCCAGGCATAGTTGACTGTCAGCCCGATTGCCGTAAAGGCGTCCTTGTATTGCTGCGATAACTCGAAAGACGTGGCGGTGTAGCTGATTGTGATCGTGCGGCTGCCAACGGTAAAAGCACGAGTTGCAGTACGGCTTTGTCCTGGGTAATCACCGGCATTGCCCAATACCTCATAGAAAAATGCGCCAGCACGGCCAGTGTTGACTGTGTTTTCCTGGCGCCAGTCGCGGTGGGTCAGGTTGGTTGGCGTGCCAAGGAGGTTAGTCTGTGTAGACCAAATGGCATTTGACGCCGCAATGCCGCCACTGTTGTACAGCACAAGGTTGCCATCAGCCTGATTAAGCAAGCGGTAAGACGGACTGCCGACTGTATTCAGCGCCCACCTTGCGGTGTTGTCTTTGGCGTAGGTGACAAAGTTGCCGTCCGATTGAATCAGGCTTCTGTACCAGCGGTTGCTGGAAGTCAGATATTGATCGACGAAGATGCTTTGTCCGACGCTCAGCGTTGCGGTGCCAGCCGGGAAACTTGGCGCCGGTTCTGTATTGATCGAAGAATCGTTTTCATCAAATACTGCATCGCTGGTGTACCCGCACTCCAAGCCGCGATATTGCCACTGGCACAGATTGGACATTGCCAAACGCTTGGGCGCACGCACGCCAGCCATATCGAACGAGGCGGCTAGTTCAAACTCAACAACATCACGGCTCTCGATTGTCTTGCGATCCACAAAATAAATTTCGCGTGGCATTTCCGCATTATCTGGCGTGCCGTATGGATTGGTATTGCTCGGGAAATTTTCTGGGTCGAGAAATCTACTCAGTGTGCGGATGCGGATGAACTTTGCACCAATCAAATCACTGTCGCCTGTTGCTGCATTGGCGTTCAGCAAAATGGCGGACATTGCGCCAGTGATGTTTGAGATGCGAACTTTGGGGCGGGGCAGTTGACCGCTGCCGCTATACTCAAAGCCTTCGGTTTCAATAGGAAATGGGAAATAGGTTTCGCCTTGCCATTTCACTTCACCGTAAGATGTTGTTCCGTTGACACCGTTATGAAAGCGGTACTTATACTTATCGTCCGAGCCGTGGATTGCGGTAACAAGATGCAGCTCAAATAGTTCGATGATTGCGTAAGGATTGGAGCTAATAAGCTCCTGAAACATCTCGCTCATGGTTCAAAAACCTGCACAAAAGTGGCAGTGATCGTAGCGCGATTCAGATACGGTATAGTCTTGTTCCACTGCCGGCAAATCCATGTAGCACTTGTTTCGCCGCCGGGAGGAGCCCAATAAAAACTTTCGGCGCCACCACGGGCATCTAGGAAGGTTTCGATGGTGTCGGCATTGGATTCAGAAATATTTTGCCAGGTCAAGTCCCAGGTTTTGGGATTGGTGTTTAGGCCGTAGCGAATTCTTTGGCTGTAGCCGTCGCCGTACTGGATCGACCGCACACGGGGCTGGCTGGTCTTCTGGGCGCCGTAAGACGGCAATATGGCTGGAAAGGTGGCCATTAGGTGAGCAAGCCTCCTGGGCGCTTCTGCTTGATTAATTCTGCCTGTACCGCAGCGCCAATGGCACGTCCCAGGGCAGCAGCATCTGGTTGGTTGCCTTGAACGCTGGAGCCGCTGGCGTCAACGTTGACGACGATGTTTGCACCACCCATGCCCATAGCATCGTTAGGGTAGATGCTGCCGGTGGAGCGAGGTACAAACATCTCGGGACCGCGTTCGCCGACGATGTAAGGACGTCCTGCGGATACAGGGCCTCCATCAGCGGCAAAACCGAACGGAACATTTATTCCGGGAATAACCGGTCCCGTTACTTTGGGTGCTGCGATTGCAGCACTAGCTCCTACACCAGGCAAGATGCCCAATACAGCATTAAGTATTTGCAGTTGAATCATTTTGGCGATCATTTGTGCCGCCATATCAAGAAAATGATTTGCTGTGTTTCGGAAGAAGTTTGCCAAAGCTTCTTGAGCCGTCAGGCTTCCGTTGATAATTCCAGCGAATGAGGAACTGAACGCTGTACCTATACTTTCTGCTGCAGCAGTTATCTGGTAAATAGGATCTGTTAGTTCATTAAGTTCTCCTTGTAGCGCTGCGATTTCATCGCGCATACGTTCTGCGGGGGATTTACCGGGGCCAGCTCCTTTGGCAGCTTCTTGATTCAACTCATCTCGTTGTTTAATTAAAATATCTAGCTGTTTTTGAAGTTCATCAGTGCTTACTCCGAGAGCCGTGGCTCGTTGGATAGCCGATTGCGTCAACAAAATATCTGTATCAAGAAGTTGCTTTTGTACCGATACTTGTTTTTCAAAGTTGGCCACGCGCTCTGCTTCCGCAGGAAGCAGCCCTTCTAAAACTAATCTATGGTATGTTTTAGAATATTGCGTTTGTAGTTCTTGTTCTTTGCGCATATCAGTAAAATATTTTACTGAGTCGCGTACAGATTGTTCGACGCGAAGTTGCTCTTCAAACTGTTTTTGCTTCTCTTCACGTAAACTATCTTCACGTTTAAGATTTGCGTCTGCTATACGGGCAATAGCTATTTCGTTAATGATATTTTTTTCTGTGGCAAAATTTGCGCTCTGTAAAGCTTTAACGCGATCTCGTTCAATATCGGCAAGCGTTTTTGCGTGTTCAGCTTGAATAGCTGCTTGCTCATTACCAAAAAATCTAAAATCACGTATTTTATTTTCTGCCGCGCTTATTTCTTGTACAGCTTGCAGTTCAGCAGTCAGAGCAACAGTTCTATTTTCCGGTCCACCAGTTGTACCACTTGGTGTTGTGACGCCCGGCAACCTGACTTTTTGAATCGCCTCTAACTTTTCTGGCGGCTTATTTAGCAAATCAAGTAATTCTTTTTGCGTGCGTCTAGCCCCCGATTTAACGTCCCCAAATGCTTTTAATTTCGTCAGGTATTGCATATCATTAGCGGCTTGTGCCAGTGCACCCGATATTTCAGCTGCAGTTGCTATGGCATCCCTTACGATAAAATTAAACGCCTCTCCAAAAGCTTCGGCAATTTTTCCGGCTACAGTGCTTACTGTCTTAAAAATACCGCCAAATATAACCTTTAGTCCGTCTCCGAGCAAACCTGCTGCACCTGAAATTAATTTGAAGGAATTACGCCAGGGATCGCTTGTTTTTTGTGCTTCTGTAGATGCTCTGTTAGCAATATCTACAAGAGCATCAGAAACTTGTTGTGCACTGATTTTGCCGTCTTTAGCTAATTGGAGAATCTCACTTCTATTCTTGCCTAAGTTCTTTTCAAGTTGTTCTAGTAGAGGAATACCTTGAGCTGTAAATTTGTTAATATCGCTTAGAGATACAGCACCTTTTGATGCAAATGTGGTATATGCAGCTGTAATTTTTTCAATCTTACCGCCATAATCATCAGCTAATTTACTTACAAGTTTTAAGGCTTCTACCTGATCGTCTTGTGTAAAACCGATTCCCTGGATCCCACGTAAAGCGTCTGCAAATTGATCAGCGTTAGCACCAGCAAGATTAAATGCTGCTGCTAGTTGATTTGTCTGCTCTTTGGTTAAACCTAGATCAGCTGCAAGTTCTTTTATTTTTCCTTTTCCGGCGGCTAATTCGCCTAACAAAGTACCAACTAATGAACCGGCAAAACTGCCTCCTGGACCAAGTAAGCCTCCGACTAAACCGCCTATACCCCCGCCTATTGCAGCTTCTGCACCTTGCCCAAATAACAATGGAAAAGACAGACCAATAAGACCACCACTCACCGCGCCTGGGATGCGGCCTTTGAAACCAGCTCGTGCTTTTGCCTGTTGACCAGGCAACATAGATTGCCCTATCCCTGTCCTTATATTTAGGGGGCCTTCCATTGGGAACTGACCCGAAAAAGGTGTCGTAGATGCTCTCGCTAACAAAGCACCAGCATCACTAATCCTGGGGATTATTTCTCCCGTGGTACTAAGCATCATTCCGCGCTTAGCTAATTGTTGTTCTTTACGTCTGCGTGCTTTTTGAACTGCAATGTTGCCGGGTATCTCTGCACTAAATGCACCAAAACCGGAAGATTCTCGTGCGGCACGCATCAGTTTTATATTTGCAGCTACTTCGCGCTCAATTTCTATTACGTTTTGTCTACGATTATTGATTTCATCTTGTATGAGTTGAACTTGCCGTTTTCTAATTCCGTTTGCGTTTCCTAAGGCAGTCACATAATTTTTTACGGCTTTTTCTTCTTGCTCAGATCCTGCTTGTACTTTTAATAAAGCTTTTTCAGCGAGAGCCAGTTGTTTACTATAGTTTTGTACACTTTGAGCAACACCTCCAAAGTTTTGTACACTTTTAGAATTTAATTTGTTTATTTTATGTAGTGTACCTTCAATTTGTTTTTGTAGGATACCAAATTGATTGATACCCTTTACGCCTACTTCAATGTCTACGCTGTAGTTGGCCACGGCAGGGCGTAGAAGTGTCTTTTAACAGTTTACTTGGAACCCATTGAACTGGTGCGACCTCGCTGCTTGGCACGTTCCATAGCCTTTTCTTCCTCTTCGTTTTTT